GCCTTCATGCCCGCGCCACATCTTAACAGCGGGGTGGTTACGCCAGCCTTTAGCTGTGCGGTGGTTGCCCTGTGGGTCCAGTTCCACAAGGTTCATTAGGATTTGCCAGCCCTCTAGGGCCTGCTTGTTTAGTCGTGCTCGGTCTAGGACCTGTGCAGTATCCGCCGAGCCAAGTAGCGGTACAAATGTTTGCATAGCTATAACGTAGCAGTAACTTAAATATTTGTCAACTAGAAACCAAAAGGTTTTGCAACACTCTGCTTTACAGAACCATATACGGTCACCACAAATGTGGTTCCATCCATGTTTTGTGCAATATCTGCAAGTGTTTTAGCTTCTGCGTAGGAGACCTTTAGCTCTAGATTTACGCTATCTTCTACAGAATCTTCAGGAAGATTTAGGAAACTGCCTATACGCTTTATTGCTTCCTGCTTAGCTTCCGTGACATCGTCTGCAGAAATTTTAAATTCAAAGGAAGTTCTAACTATGCTCACTAGGCCTTCCTAATACGCTTTTCTAGCTTGTAGGGAGAGTAGTGGACGCCCCTAAGTTCGGGGGTCTTTCCGTCGGTGTCATTAAAGATGACGTCGCCATAACGAACTGCAACAACTGTGCCGCGACGCCCGTTGTGCATGGGTCCGAGCTCGTCACGGAAAGCATCTGCTTTAACACGGACGATGTCTCCAACAACAATTTGTCCTGGCTGGAGCGGTGTCCACGTATAGTCATCTTCGTTTTCCTCTTCCTTAATTGCGTGCCCTAGAGCCAGCTGAGGGAATACAGAAAGAACTTCTTCTGTCATTTTTTCGCTTAAATCTGGAAGGTTTTCCCAGGTCTCAAGCAATTTTATAATTGCCTTGCCCGATCCAACCTTAACTTTTGCAGCCTGTAGCTGCTCTTTAACCCACTCGTAATTTATTTCTGGCATTACAATCCTCTCGGTCTAGAGTCTATCACAACAGTTTTTAATTTATCTATTGCCAGTTCTTTACTTGGTATAAGTGATTCATACTGTTTAAGTTGCTGGAAAGCAATGTGCTGACGCTCGTACGGCTGCATGTCCTCTATTTCGTAAGCTAAGAGCCCCCATTCGGGGGAAATTTCTCTACTTTCTTGCCAGTAGGTTGCAATTGGCGTAGTAGTGTTTAGCCCTTGAATGTATCTGTAAGACCACCATGTACCTGTTTTTCTGTCTTGCGGCGCTACTATCAATCCCATGGAAGCATTGATTCTTGCCAAAGCTTCGGTATCTTTTGGCTTTGTGCTGTTTTTTATAGACACCGAAGGAAACCTGAGGAGCTCTTTAGTTGTCAGATACCAAGAGCTTTTGACATTGTCCACTGCCCACTGCTGAGCCCTACCTATTTCGGGAGTTCTTTTTTCAATTAAAAAAGAGTCTAAGTTTATAGAAACTATACTCTCGACTGGCATAAACGAAATTTTGTTTGAGATGTCTTCCCTAGTGTGCCAAGGTAGAGTTGGCACATAAGTCTTGGGCCAAGGCAAGTTAGTAAACTTGTAGGCAAGCGAACTTGCACTTTCTTGGTGCTTGGAGTCAAGGGCTGCTGCGTAGTTTTTTCTGTTTACATAAAAAGACCCAAAAATTTGATCAGGATCTCTTTTAAAAGCATTTAAGCTATTTTTGTATTGCCAAACTTGAGGGCTGTCAACTACTAATCGCAATTTCGGGGATTCATACATAAGATTCAAAAGATTGATGGCACCGTATATATGATTTGCCCCCATTGAAGTCGGAGGGCTGAATCCCACTATAATCTCGTCGAAAGATTCTAAGTCTGATTTTTTCCAATTTAATTTTGGCTCGGACCAAGTTACTGAAGCAAATTCTTCATAAGCTTCAGCCAGAGTTTTAAAGAAGCTCTGATTCTTACTTGGCTTACAGTGGGACGAACTCATCCCAGTGAAAAGAACTTTCATATTAAATCCTAAAAGCTGGGCGGGGCACTTTCGCACCCCGCCAAGCTGTTGTCATTTAGAACGGCTGGTCGCCACTTACTGGCGGTGCTGGAGCTGCTGCAGGAGCAGGAGCAGGAGCAGGAGCAGCTGCTGCAGGTGCTGGAGCTGCTGCAGGAGCCTCGGTAGCAGGAGCAGCACTAGCAGTTGTAGCTGGGTAATAGCGCTTGATCTCGTTGCTCTGAGTGCCATTGTAGGTGCGAGTTCCTAGGGTTGCTCGGAAGCTACGTCCTAGAAGAGCCTGCTCTACCTGAGCATTAGATGGATTAGCATCCCAAAATGCTGTATTTAGGCCCATTGCTCCAGCCTTCATAAAGAACATCTGGGCTGCCTTCGGATTGTCCGAAGTCACAACTAGCTGGTCCCAAACGCGACGCTTGTCGTAAGCGCCACCCTGAACCTCGTTAGTTACCTTGAACATCAACTTGCCAGTTTGGCTAGTTGTTGCAGAAGCCTCGATAACCTTCAGGTCGTAATCACCGTCAGGAAGAGGCTCGTAGTTAGTGCTGGATGCTGCAGTTCCAGCCTGCTTTAGCAGCTCTGAGAAATTAACAGTACTCATTGTTAACTCGCTTTCTTATTAGTTGTTTCAGCCTTCTTCTCTCCGAAGACCATGTCCAGCATGCGTTCGACCCCAAGGTCTCCCTGCTGTACTACTTTACCTAGACGTCCCTGGACGCGCTCGCCAGCTTCATATTCAGGGGTACGCTCTACATACATGCGGCGTACCTTGAATGGTGGCTGAAGTGGGTCTGGATTTGGCTCTGTCTCCACCACAATTGCACCAAGGATGTCATAGAAATACGGGGCCTGAATCGCTAGCTGGCCTTGGAGGTAGGGACGGTATACGCCATCCTGACCCTTACGTGCCATAGCGGTCAGTACCACAGCCTCAAGAGGCTGGGTTGGGTGCATCGTTAGGTCACGGAGGTCACGAAGTAGTGCACCCATGTGGCGGAGAAGCTCTCCCCACTGCTGCATCTTCATCTGCTCTGTGCCTGCGATGTTGTCCATGCACTTGACTTGGAGCTCCGAAATGGAGTCAATAATCAAGGACTTGAAATGGTGCTTACCAGACTGCAGCCACTGGAAGGCCTTCATGACAACGTCGTACTCATTTACTTTGACTACAACGGTGTCCCAAGTACCATCTGCTAGTGGCGGCTCCTCGGTAAGCGGGTCCCAATACTTGACATTGATTGGCAGGAAGCGGTGGCCTCCCTCAACGTCGAGCATTAGGCGTGGGTAAGGTGCCGTGACTGCAAAGCTGGATTTACCAACCTTAGACTCGCCATAAACCATAATTGTTAAACTGCGTTCTACGTCTGACATTATTCCTCACTTCCCTTCTTCTCTTCGATTCCGTAATAACCGTATGGGTCGGATGACTCAAACGCATCGCTAAGTGCTGCTTCGGCGGCGCTTCCGTCGTCGAATAGCGGGCAAATAGCGAAGAATTGACACTTCCACTTGCAGTCCCTGCTTGGTTTAGGGTATGCATGGCGGAAGTGACTCTCTCCGTTGTCTAACGCCTCGCGGACGTCAAGCATGTCGGAGAGCACTCCTTCTAGTTGGTCTAGAAATGCACGGAGTGTAAACCTGTTGTGTCGTACTTCAATCTGATCATAAAATGGTGGCTTAGCGTAAGCACCACGCTTGACCTTGCGAAGCATTGTAAAAATAGCACCGTCAGTGCGTTCACCTGTTTCGTTTTCTTGGGCCTCATCTAGAAGCATGTAAGTCTTCACCTGCTCGTTCATGTGAGCCATAGCCCCGAAGTCGGCAAAAGAACCGCCTACAGTCTTGAAGTCACGGATCATACGAGCACCGTCAATCTTACGACGAACACGCATGTCAATTTTTCCCTGGAGGACTACTCGACCATCCATCATTGGACGCTCAAGAATCTCTTCAGTAGAAATCATTTCAAGCTCGGCATCAATGCCTTCTTGCTCTACCCACTCTAGGTATCCTTCAAGCATCACGCGACCAAGCTCTGCATCAGCTTCTAAGCTAGAAGTGTCACGGAACTCTGCTTGCATTTTCTCTATATCCTCTTTAACAAGGTCAGCATGAGCTTCTAGCAAGTCTTGTCCAGTTGAATAGTGCCTGTCAAGAGCTTCGTGTATGCGAGACCCTAGAGCTAGTGCTCCAGTAAACTCTGTTACTTTTGGCTTTAGGCGGCGGTAGTAGGTTAGCCACCAACGCCTGCGGCAATCTTTAAATGTTTGTACTTCTGAATTAGAAATTCTTACTGGACTTGTCATTATTTTCTTCCCTCTTTAAGGAGTTCTAGTAGCTTAGCCTTGTCTCTCACAATTTGCTCAAAGTTGTCAGCTTTTACATCTAGAGCCTCAATTACACGTTCTTCAATTGTTCCCTCAGTCACGTAGTCAGTAATGAGAATCGAATCGTGAATCTCAGAGCCAATGCGGTGAACGCGGTCCAGAGCCTGCTTGTAGTCAACAAGAGACCATGGCCTCTGAAGCATAACAAGTCGGCGTGCTGCTGTCAAGGTG